GGGCTAGGTAAGTTGGACCCGGCGGGCTAGGTAAGTTGGACCCGGCGGGCTAGGTAAGTTGGACCCGGCGGGCTAGGTAAGTTGGACCCGGCGGGCTAGGTAAGTTGGACCCGGCGGGCTAGGCAAGTTGGACCCGGCGGGCTAGGTAAGTTGGACCCGGCGGGCTAGGTAAGTTGGACCCGGCGGGCTAGGCAGGTTAGCGCTAGGCAGGCTAGCGCTAGGCAGGTTAGCGCTAGGCAGGTTAGCGCGTTCTGTCCCGACCTAATCTGTCCCAGCCTTCGAAACTTATCCCCAATATTATCCACCGTGAGGCGATTATACTTATCCCCAATTTATCCCCAATATTATCCACAGACTCCGGAAAATGATATGCAAGATTGATGCCAAGTTTTGCTTACAAAAGTTTACAAAAAAGATCTTGACCCGCTGACTACTTCCTGATTCAATGGCATTGTGGCATTTCGCCATTGACGACCAAACCGGAGAATTACATGAAAGATTTAGTTGAAACTTTAGCTCGTGAGACCGCACCCGAGACCGCACCCGAGACCGCACCCGAGACCGCTTCTACGACTCTCTCGCGCGCTGTCACGCATCCTTTTAGGATTGCCTTGGCCGATGGAGCCCTTTTGGGAAATCGGACTCGGTTCGAAACTGAAGCGGCCGCCAAAGCGGCGCCCGAATTCAAAAAGGGGATGAACGTCGTGCGGGCTGAGTCTGCCAGCAAGTTGAAAGCGGCGCGTAAGGGATTGCCCAAAGTTTCGCGTCGCGAGTCGCACCCCTTTCGCATTTGGGCAAATGACGAAAATAGCTGGCTAGGAAATCGCAAACGGTTTGAAACCGAGAAACTTGCCAAAGCGGCTCCTGAATTCAATGCCAAGCGGCACGAGATCCGCACCGCTTCCTAGTCGTTGACCGCTTCCCCGCTCTCCATTGGGGAGGGCGGGGACTGGATACAAAACCAGTATTTGCTGCGACGCAACATTTGCAGACCGAATTTTTCCCCGCCGACGACTATGGCCACATAAATTTTTCACGGGGGGTAAACGAAAATCGGTCCTGTTGCGAAAATTATCCAGTCTGTTCCCCAAAAGGAAATTCGGCGCTGACGATACCCTAACTATTGTGGACATGTCGGAAAAACCTGCTGATGATTTCCCGACCGGTCGGATAGTTGTATTAACGTAGCGAGACCGCATTGATATGACCGAGGGAAATGTGATGGACGACTGGGTTATTGTGATAATCGTGGTGGGGCTCGTGTACCTAGCGGTGGTGCTGTAGCGGTATGACCACGCTGGAGGAAATTGCCCTGTTCCTGAAACAGCATAAGCGCCCTGTTTGGGGTGATACCGTGCTCTGGCTCCGAGACGAACACGTGGAACTGCGACGTCAACACCAAAACCTCCTTCGGGAAGTTCTTGACGTGGCTCACGCGCAGGAACGAAAGATTGATGTACGACAACTCCAAGCCCAACTGGACGAGTTGATGTTAACACCGAGGAAACAAGATGAGTGTCTGGACTCACGTTAGCGGTAGTCTCCGTCTGGATTCAATCCCCGGTATGGGTCCTCCCATCGACCTCCATGAGGTTCTCGGGTTCACCTGTACCTTTGATGATAATCCGAACGCCTGGGATGCCTGTACCGTGCCCTGCGGAAGCGAGGGCAGCCTACAGTTTGGTACTGTACCCGGGGTGGTCCCCAGCTCGCTCAACTCGCATAATGTGATAATCTGGGGCGACCTACGGGATTATGAGAACCCCGATTCGGTGGTCGAGTGGTTTGAGGAACGGCTCAGCGTCCTGTCGGACTACCGCTGTCGGCACCGGGGAGCGACCCTCCTCGCGCAGACCGAGGGTGACAACGGTTGGTGGCTCTACCAGAGCGCTAGCGAGGAACCGGTCCATAAAATGTGCCTGGCCAAGGTACCCGGACGAACACAACCCTTTCCCCAAACCTGTCCCGACTGTGACTCATCCCAAATTCGTGCTCGACTCGAGCACGAAACCTTCCAGTACGGATCGTTGGCTGACGACGTAAACCTCGCGGTGGAAGTGATGGTTTACACCTGCGCTGCTTGTAAGTTCCAGTGGACCGACTACATGGCCGAGGCAGCCCGTGACGCGGCGGTCCGGGCCTACCGCGAGTCTCTTAACGTTGGCGCGCGCGACACCAGTAATAGTCATGACTAGTTGAAACACGATTTGTGGAGTTTTGTGGAGTTTTGTGGAGTTTTGTGGAGTTTCATGAAGGTTTACGGAGGCTGCGGTGAAAGGGGACGTGAAAGCGTGAACGGGCAACCGTTCCAACAGATAGCCCCTGTCGTGTGGCACCGAGTAAAGATCGCACACCAGTTGAGGCCCGGTAGTTGGATCTGCAAACTGCTGATACCCTTGCATACGGTTTAAAGTACACACAAAGTGCGGCCAGCCTCCCCCTAATTAGGAAAACTGATGTGCATTGAGGAGAAACCAGAAATCTGGATTGCCGGTGACCCGATACGGGCGTGGAAGGTAGTTACGTTCCCCGAACGCCAGTCGCGGTGGCTCCCGGAGAAGCGGGCTATCCTGTTCCGTTGGGAATGGCTTAGCGACTATTACGAGAGTTATCCTTTTGTCAGGGGTCACGGGGAGTTGTTTACGTACCCGGTTGGTGCCAATGTGCGGTCAATCTGGCCCGGTATTTTCTGTCTTGTAAACTGGCTCGAACCTGACGATTTTGAGAATGAAGCTCTGACTGTTATCAAGGTGGAGATCCCAACCGGGACTGAATTTGTGAAAGGAACCTCACAAGGTCGTGAAACGATTTGCGCGCAGGTGGTGAAGGTGCTGACGTGAGTAAGTCCCAGATGGAGAGCATCCAAGAACGGCTTCAACTGTTAAACGAAGCGCGTCGGCTGATTGACTTGATTAATTTTGAATGGCAGTCCGACCCCATGAGCGTGGCGTGCTTTGATAACCGGATTATAGCGGAAACGCAGGCGTGGCTTGCAAGGCATGACCGGCACGTAAAGGAAATTACGCTGGCGGCTCTTGTTGGCGCGTTGGTCGACGTCTATGAGGAAGATATTTACGCCGTGCGGCAGGTGTTTAAGCGTAACTGTTTTGGTGTTGTTCTCTCCGAGCGGACAAGTGATGATCCCCACGTGTGTTTTACTATTATCGTGGAAGATGACGGTAACTGGTTCGTGAACGGAAAAGATGCCGCTTCGGCTGTTTGGGTGGGAGAATTGCACGAATTACTCGGTGAGGCGAACCGGTGGATGGTCGAACACTGTAAAAAGGATGTTGGCGGATGGAGGTTTGAAGGGACAAACGGATGAATTCTACGTGCTGGCAGACCATGGGGATCGACGGGAGACGCTTTGGGGTTTCCCCGGAATATGGCGGGCGCAATAGCCCGGTGTCTGCAAGTCAGGTGGTATGCGGTTGCAAACGTGACCACCTGGCGAATTTGAATTACGGGCCAATCATGTCGAGAGGAGGGATAACTGGCGGCCTGTTGCCAAGTGTCCAGCGTGAATACGCATATCTCAATGAAACAGGCTCTTGACATGAGCGGCCCACCCTACGTGAGTTGTGGAGGGACACGTTGATGAACGGAACGTTATCTATACTGAATGTAGGAGAGGGTGATACGACCCTGACTTTTGACAAAAAGAACCCGAAGGAACGAGAGAGGGCGGCGAAAATAGTGACTGATATGCTGAGGCAGGGTTACGCGCTCTTGGTGCAGGTGGGGACCCGAAAAGGAGAGCCTACTTACCAGCGGGTGAAAGAATTTGACCCGCAGCGATGCGAGTACGTGATCGCGTCGGGTCCGGACGAGACGGTGGATATCGGGAAAGAGCCCGAGGAAAAGGTGACGAAGAAAAAAATTAAGAAAAAGACCCGGCGCATCCCGGCGGGGAAAACAAAGGCGGTGGCGATGGGGAGAAGCGCCGGTGGTTGATTACGAATCTCTCGAGATGGCAGATAGTTTTGCGGTGGCCCGGAATTTTGCGCGGAAGCTGGGAAAGGTGGCGGGAGAGTGGGCTGGTATCCCGATGCCGATTGAGGGAGAGGATATTGTTGTCCACCCTAGCTACCGGTTTGCTAAAGTGTTTGAGAAGTCGAAGGAACTTGATGAGGAGGATGATATTCGGGTGAGAAACACCTTCTGGTCACACTGGCGGCGAAGAAACGTGCACGTTTACGAAGAGAACGGAAAGGTGAGGAAAGTTTTTGAGCGTGGGGTGGGAAATCTCGATCAGCAGCTGCACACCATGGGGTGCGCGGTGGCTTGGGGCGTGGAGCAGGAACACCGAGCACTTAACCTTCTGGCGACGTTGTTGAACCACCACCTTTTTAAGACTTACCTTTTGGTGGGAGCTTTTTTGGAGTCAAGTAAACGAAGCGGGCTGACGTACCTTTTTCGACGGTTGCGACCCACGGTGGTGCTGAAACTTGATACGAAGAGAGATAACGTGCGGGTTTTATGTACCCTTTGTATGCACCCGATCGGATATTACGAGAATTCTTGGGCGGGGGTGATGTGCCCGACTGATGATGTGCTGGCTCATTTGATGTTGATGCGGGGTGATGAGGCGATGTTTTGGCGACGAAGTAACCAGCACCCGTCGAACAGGCCAGAGGCAGGATTGTGATGAACCGGATCCCGATCGGAACTTTTTGCTTGGTGACTAACGCGACCCAACGTAAGGAGTGTATTGGGCATGTAGTTGAAGTTAGCGGACATGGGATTACTCAAAATGAGCTCATGAGGTGGCCTAGTTTTGCATCTTGTGTTAACCCTCACCGGGTTATTGATTGTCAAAAGGGATTTTCTAACGGTGATGATGGGGACTGGATTATACGGGGCGCCTACCTAATGCCGATTACCCCTGATAAAACAATCTGTGAAGAAGAGAACTTTGCTTACCTGGACACTTAACCGTGAATTTTCGTCAGCTAATTGAAGACCTGCAAAGTGTTTTGTGGCGTCTCGCGCATGGGGTATTAGTCGTTGTGCTTCTTTTTGTCGTAATTCCGTTAATGGCGCAGTTATTCGTGAAAGGGCTGCCTTGGTGGCAGGAATTGCTGCTGTGAAATGCGAGGAGCTTTAGCGGGATGAATAAAGTTATCGTGAAACAACTGTTGACTAGTTGGCTGGCGAAGCGGTTCCCCAAGTTGCTTCGTTACAAAAAGAGTAACCGAACGATAGTTTGGCGTCCGTGGCCGAAAAGGTGGACCCGATGACTGAATTTGAGAAAGAGCTGGGGCGCTGTTGAACAGGTTCTCGATGGAGAACGAGTCGAACACGCCGGATTTTATCCTGGCGAATTACTTGGGCGGGTGCCTACGGATCTATAATGAGATTGTAGGTTTGCGAGAAGAATGGTACGGAAGAAAAACTACCGGTGATGCTGATGAGAGTAAAGATAAAAGGATGTGAGTGCGGAGGATATTGGAAGCCGCGGTATCGGAAACAAAAGAAGCCGCGGTATTACTGCGCGTTTTGCGGGCGACGGAAGCTGGCGTGAAAGAATGAGTGATTATGTTGTAATGACATCGGGCATGGCTCGATGGAGAAATGCCCCCGAATGAAAATTCTTAACCAGGAGATGAACATGCTTAAATTAGCTTCACTCTTTCGGTCACGTCGTTTTTGGATCGCTCAGGGAACGGTGATTGCGCTCATGGTGAACGCCCAGTTCGGGGTGGATGAGGCGACCACGATGGCGGCGTTCGATAAGATACTGGCGGTTGCAGCCGAAATAGGCTGGATTATCGGTGACGCGATTCGTAAGACCGAATGAGAGTAATTTGAAATGGTTACACCTTGCCCCTTTGGATAGCGTTGCGTGCGGGGCGCTCTTAGGGGGCAGGGAGGTTGGCTTACAGTAAGGAGCACGGTATGAGAGGAAAATGGTTAACTTTTTTGGTTGTTTTGGTAGCGGGCTGTGCCAGCACCGTGGAGGGGTTGACTCCCTCAGCCCGGGTGTATGCGGCTCAGAAGGAGTTTAATGAGCTCTACTTTCCCCCAATACAGCGGTACAGCGCGCAGCAGTACTGTGATGCAACGGCAACACCCCCGGTGTTAGTGGAGTGCGCGGACGCCCAGACGGTTGTGACGTTGAACGCGGTAGTGCAGGAAACCGGATTGGCCCTGGCGATAGCCCAAACGGCGGTTAGGACGATGGAGGAAACTTGTAAACTGCCGGATGAGGTGTCCTGTAATGATGCGACGGCTACGGTTTCTCTTAGCGCGAGCGCGCTTCGGGCGGCTCTGGCTAGATTGTCAACAGAATTTATTGCAGCGGGGTTGGATAAATGAGTAGCGTGATGATAATTCTTCAACTGGTTGACGGGATACTGCTCCTGGCGACAGAAATACCGGCTTTGATGGCGAGGGCGAAGCTCCTAAAGGGGGAGATGCAGGTTTTCGCGGACGAAAACCGTAGCCCTACTGATGCAGAGTGGGCTACGCTTAACGTGAAGACAAATGACATGCTTGGTTGGATGCAGACCCGGGCTGATCAGGCTCAGGCGTTTCTTGACAGCCAAGGAGGTGACTCGACTTAAGTTAGCCCCGACCTGGGTGCGCTCGGTAACCGCCAATGCCGGGAATTCCCACCCCCACGCACCCCGGTCGGGCACTATTACGGCGGGATACGTTGGATGAGGAGGTTGAACGACTACGTAGTTAAATTACCATGGGTTAGGTAGTCGTGGTCTGTGAAATCTAGCGCCCGTCTTTATGAGGAGGAGGAAGATGGCACACGATTGTTCAACGAAAGGGTGTACAAATGTTTCTGTGTCGGCCGGAAAGTGCAACAACTGTTATAGCATGATGCACTACTGGTTGAAGAAACGCAGCGTCGCGAAGCTTGTGAGGCGGGGTGAGCAGCTTGAGCTCTGGCAGAACCGGATGGACGAGTTGATGCAGGGAACTAACGTGAGAGCTCTGCGAGCGAAGCGTCGAAAAAGGAAAGTGGCTTAACGGATCTCTGACCTGGTCCAGACCGTCCCTACTGAGTATTCTGGGGACGGCTGGACCCTATAGGAGGAACGATGAACATGAAAATTGCGGCTATCCCGCCGGATGGTTATCGGGGTACGATAGCCGATTGGTTGATAACTCTCCAAGAGAAAGGTTTCTGGGACGGTAACATACCGGAATTTTATGGGGATGTACAGCTTACTGAGGAACAGTACGTCGAATTGCTCGAGAAATGTGAAGCTAACGCGTGATTTGAGAGAACAAAATTAATCAACTTGTGGATGGAGTAGAGACTGATGAAACCAATCCCATTTCCGGTGCATGGTATTTGGGTACGGAAGATTGCAGGTAATGTTGAGGATGGCGTTTGCCATGCCCCGCTCTGTCGCCATGCGGCGAGTTGGCCAAATCGAAATAAGGCAGTCCAGCATCAACAGATTCGTGACGGGGTTCACGGTGCTGGCACTATTGCTCCTAGCCCGGTGGGAAGCTGCCGAGACAGTCATGTCCCGCGAGAGCGGATAGACCGGGCAACTTTAGTACCAAATGCCGGAGCCCCGGTTGACAAATGCCAGTCCGGTGCGAAGCCGGGCGACTATTCGGCAATAGCCAAGGAAGTGCAACGTGCCAACCCCGCCCGAGTGCATGACGTAGGGGTGGTAGGAGAGGGACTTCGGGACGATCCTCAAGCACTGCCAAAGCTAGTCATTGATGATGCGTTCGTCTCTCGGCTAAACGAAGGCCAGCCCGAATTACCAGGCTGGATACTGAGCGGAGGGCTGGATTGATGCCAATACCAAAACACTTCCCTTGGTATCGAAAACTACGGGCCTATCTGACTTGGGCGACTGTCGAGGAGGCTTCCAGTAGCGACCCGAAAGCACTCGCGTGGTGGAAACGGCTTTTTCGTAAGGTATTAGGCTAATGCCTAAACCCAGCATCACGGTAGTCGATTTATCGGATTTGCCGGCAGACACCTATGTTTCGATGGCCGAGATTGGGATCTGCAAAATCTGCGGGACGAGTAAAGATTTACGATATGGGGCTTGTTTCCTCTGTTCTGAGAAGGTGTCCGGCAAAAAAGAAAAAGATGGGCATTTGTTGTGGGAAACAGCGAATCCTCGAAATAGTTGGAGGGTTTTCCCGCAATGACCAAACCCAGCATCAACGACCTAATCAACGCCAAGATTATACGGTCACCGAGTCCGTTCGAAAGCTACGGCCGGTTGATGGTGGCATTAGCGATGGCGAGAGCCGTTTTACAGCATGTAAGTTATGAGCCTGAAGGTGCGCGACGTGAGGCCAGTGAGTTGCTATGGAGTTGGGACGTGCATGACTGACATCGACAATCCGTTAACCATGAAGCCGCTAATGGCCTTAGCCGTCAAAGAGGCTTTACGACTGGCAATCGCAGATTCAATGGCGCCAGAGGATAAGTCCCTTGCCGATATCGATCTCGATACTTTGGGTCGAAACCTTGCCTGTCGTTTGCTTGGTTACGGCGGTTGGCAGGTTGGTGATATGTATTCAGCCAACAGCTCGCCCCAGCAAATCTTATATGCTTGTGTCAAACGTCCAGCACTCGATCCATTAAAAGATATCGTGGACGCTCTTGGATTAGAACCAGTAAATGATCCGTTGTCATTGGTGGACTCCGGGGACGAACATGATTAAGCGCAGTATTAATGAGATTATAATTGTGTTGGGCGATTTTGACCCCCGATATATGAGTTCAATATCGGATGAGGAAATTGGTCAAATGGGACACGCGCTGCGTGAGGCGCAGGTAGTCTTGAAACATCAAGACGAATGGATTAGCTGGCTGGAGGGTGTCATTTATGGATGGGCAAATGGCGACGAAGATGCTAATGTTAGATTACGTGAAATAGCGGATGACATTGAAAATCCTGACGAAGACGCGGAATTTATTCTCCAAAACGAGGCTAGTGATGGGTCGATTCAGCGTCCTAAACATAGCAGCCTACTCAAAAAGTGGGACGAAAATTGTTGATTGCAGCACATGATCCCCGGGAAAGGAATTGATCGCAAAGGCGGGAAAGCTGACGGAATTAGATGGCGTTGGCTGTGGACACGACAATGCGATTTGTCCTGGCTCGACGAAAGTCCAAAATTAAAGGATAAACGTCGTCTTCCTTGTCAAACATGCCGTGCCGACTTGCCTAGAGTAAAAGGGGTAAAACAAAGGTCAGGTTATGGAGATAGTTATATTCAACTCTCCAGCGTCTTGTGGGGTTCGGAGCAAACAACGTACCGTTACGAGGGAACAGTAATGGTAAACGGCGATATGATTTTACATACTCAGGAATACCCGACACGAATAGAGGCCCAACACGGAGCCGAGGAATTGCTTCGGGAGTTTTGTGAAGGGGTACTAAAAGTACTAGACAGCTAAGAGAAGTGAAAGAAAGCAGTGGAGGAACTGGAGAAGAGGTTTGTTGATGAATGAGGTGAAAAAGCGAGGATGTACGCACGTGGAGGGTTTCTGCTTGATGTGGTATATGTGTTCGGAGTGCGGACATACCGAATGTATATGGAATTCGCGGGACGGGGTAACCCCATTTTGCGTTGACTGTCCGAGCTGTGGAAACCCGTCGTTAATGCACGTGGCGTGGCGTCCCGACGAATTTGTGATGAGCCATGAACTTAACCTGGAACAGCGATTTTTTCGGGATGGGACCCGAGATGAGGCGATAGAGATTTTGAAAAGGCGTCAGAAGTTGCTTGTGTCTAGTCAGTGGCCGATGTCCGATTCGGTGCTCCGGTCATTAATTAACGAAATTGGTACCGAACGTAGCGAATTTCAGAACGGGTGGCCGATGCTTGACCGAGAAACGTCCGGGGGCAGCTAGCGTCTACGGGAGGAAAGGGGTGTTGAACGCGAAGATGCCGAGGGTAAACTTGATTAACCTGTTTCACTACCATGAGGGAGATGGACAAGTGTCCATGCGGTATGCACAATGAGCGATAAAGAGTTAGCGGAAGGTGAGATAAAAGGTTTGCAAATGCGACTTCACATGGCTGATGAGGGGGAGCGAGCTTATAAAAAAGAGCAGGAGGAGATGCAAGAAGAAAATGATAAGCTAGCGGGTTTAATTGAAGAGAAGGTGGAGGAAATTAAGGAGCTCGAAGGGAAGCTACTTGGGGTTTCGGAGTACGCAGCCACGTTGGAGGCAACCAAGGAGAGTAACTTTGCGAGAATTAAGGAGCTGAAGGCGGACCTTGCGAAGGAAAGGTTCTACCGAGAGGAAGATCAAACGATGTTCACGCGTTTGCGACGGAAGCAGATGGAGAAGCGAGCCCACCTGCGGATAGCGATGAAGAAGGCGTGCGCTCATACTATGGTGGAAGGGACTCCGGTTGAAAGTGTCCTGTTTGATGCGTTGAACAAAGACGATGAAAGAGGCGGCCAGCAAATTTGAGTCAAAGCAGTTCTACGAACAGCGACGAGTCCTGAATGGTACACTCTCAAAAGTACTGGAATTACGTAGGGAGCAGGATAACGAAGAGCTCGGCTGGTACCACAAGAGAACGAACCAACGGGTCTCTTACGGGCTCTATCTGTTTGCAGAATGGAATGCCCTTATGGATGCGGTAACGCAGGTAGAGACGGCGCCGGGGAATTACTTTTTCGAACGGAATCTCTGGAGTTGGAAGGTGTTCAAATTTCATGCCAACAAGGGAGAGGTGGAACTCCTGTTGGAGAAGTTCTACGATGGGGGCAGCATGGAGTCGGGAGTTCTTGCGTGCGCTTGGTGTGTCGTGGAGGTGGTGAGACATATGGATATTAATAATGCCTGACACACTAGAAGAATTTAGATACAAGCGCCAGCAGTGTACGAATTTTGAGGCGGCGTTAACCCTGATTGATGAAATGTTGGTGGGGGGTGAGAAAGAAGAAGAGCGTGTAAAAGAGGTTTACAGGGTAATTCTGGGTGTAAAGGTGGAGAACGCGCGACAGGCGCAAGAGATAAATCGTTTGCGGTCGATACTCAAGGTTTGTGTAGAGGCTATCAACGAGGCCTATAAGAGACCCGAATCTGGTGCTCTTGTTCGGGTGTGGAATTGGTTGAAAAAGGAACAGAAGATGAAGAACAGGAAAGTTCTTGGTTCGGAAGTGCGGTGAAGATGCTGTGGGTTTTAGAGGAGGGGGAATATGGCGGCGTCAAGGTTGAAAAGTAACCTTTACCATATGTTGAAGTGTCGATTGGATGTGGATCATGTGATGGTGCGGACGATTCAAGGAGGGCCAATTGTGGGAGAGCAGGTGCCGCCTGGTTGGCCGAGAGATATGCTTGATGCGTTACAGAAGACCGAGAAGCAATATGATGATATCGCGCAGCGTTGTGACCCGTCAGGTGATGTGCAAAGGTTGCACGAAGCGTTGGACCAGGTGAAGGCGTTGGCGATAAAATTAGAAGAAAAAGAAAATGATTATAATCAGTTGAGGATAGAAGATTCTCGGAAGCGGGGTGCGATTGAGGAAATGCGACGGAGACTGACGTTGGCGATTAAGCACGAAGATTGGTATATGGTGGGAGAGGTGCGGGGGAGGGGGCAAAATTAAATGAGTACACCCGCTCAATTAATTAACCGAACGTCTGGAACACAGGAATACTGGACTCCTCACTTTATTACATATCGTGTGAGGGAATTTTTTGGTGTTATACATTTAGATCCCGCATCGTCACAGAGTGCAAATGAATGGGTGCAGGCTCGCGAAATTTATACGAGGGTTGAAGATGGGCTTAGACAACGATGGTACGGAAATGTGTGGATGAACCACCCTTTTGGGCGAAGAGAAAATCCGTTATGGGTAAGTAAGCTCATGGGAGAATACATGAGAAAACATTTAGTGGAAGCAATATGTATTACTTATGCGTGTACGTCGGAATCGTGGTTTCAGCCGCTTTTACAGCGGTTGCAATGCTTTTTGATCCCGCGAACAAATTATTACCTCCCGGACGGTTCATTGAAACGTGGTGTTACGAAAGGAAGCGTGCTCACGTATTTAGGGGAGCGACCTGACGAGTTTCGTAATACGTTTTCTGATCTTGGTGTTGTTAAATAACTGTCAATAACGAATTTCAGGAGGATATAATTATGACCACGGAACTGCCGATGATTAACGAGATGAACTTGGTGTCGAACGTGTATCGAGGGGGATCGCCGACGGGCGGTTGGGAGGGTGCAGCGGCTGATAATACGCATTTTGTGTCCCCTCCGAGTCAAACGTTCCCCTTTAGCGAGCGAAGGGTAAGTTTTCCGGGGGTGACTGATACGATTGTGGCTGGGTTAACTGAACACAACGATGAAGAGGAAGAGAAAATGGCTGACAAGGAATCTACGAGACGCTTGGTGAAGGTGTTTATCTGTGATACTGATGAGCAGATACCATTGGATAACGCGTTGCTTTATTCAGGGCCGGAGCACCTGACTGACCTGACTGATGAGGAGCTCTTTTTTGAGATCAATATCAAAGAGCTTTTGGATAATCATAACGAGGTGCGGAAGCAGACGCCGGATAAATTAGTACCTCCGTTACCCAGCGGGGCCTACTTGATGCTGGAACCTATACGAATCCGGAACCTGACGATGTCGGTGGTGGTGATCGCGGCGTTTTGAATAGTGTCCTCTGCGGAAATTAAATGCCTGGATAAAGGTTACGTGCGGCTTGTAGATTGGATGGGTCAAGACTTGTCTGTGGTACGAGCCGCGAGGGTTTCTTATGCGGCGGAGTGGCGATCTGGAGAGGATACGGGTAAAGACGCCCGTCTGGTTAAGTATATGTATGAGGGAAAGCACACTAGTCCTTTCGAGCATGTGGTGTTTACGTTTGAAGTTAAGGAGCCGATATTTGTGTTCCGACAATGGCACCGACACCGGACTTGGAGTTATAATGAACTTTCGTCTCGATATGCTGAGATGAAAGATGAGTGGTACCTTCCCGATAATGCTAAGATTGGGAAGCAGTCCAAATCTAGTAAGCAGGCAAGGGACTTATCTGAAGAAATACGAGAGGCGGAGGAAGTAGTTAACCTGATGGAGCATGCGAATAAGCAATCCTATCAGGTTTATCAGCAGTTGTTGGAGAAGGGAGTACCGAGAGAGTTGGCGAGGTCGGTTTTACCGGTAGCTATGTACTCGAAGATGTTTGCTACTGTTGATCTCCATAACCTTTTCCACTTTTGTACACTGAGGATGCACGAGCACGCGCAATATGAGATTAGAGTTTACGCCCAAGCTATGTTTGAGCTGGTTAAACCTCTTGCACCAGTGGCATGTGGTTGTTTTGAGGAACAGATTAATGAGCTGTGATTTGATGTTGACAATGGTGGTATTTTGATACCGTTGTCCGCATGGTGTATTACGTTATAACGAAGGCCGTACCCGGCGGGGAAAGGGCTTTCAATCCCGATACCTGGGGGTTCGACTCCCCCTACGGCCTCTACTTAGGAGATGAGATTATGAACTGAATGTAGAGCACCTCCCTGTTACTTTCCGGTAGCTAAATTTCTTAACTATAACCAGGAGAGTAACATGTACCGAAAGACTGATGATAAACACGAATTAATCGACCAGCGAGAGATGCTCAAAGTGAAGGTGAAATCTCTTGCGGAGGAAGCGCGAATTATCCGTAAAGAAGAACGTAAGACTTTTGGACGGTTGAGAAACCTGCTTCAGAAGCACCGGCGTGGGACGGTTCGACAAGAGGCGAGAAGCTCGTTTGTGGCCTACGGGTTGGTGAAAGGATTGGAATATAGAAGGATTGAGAACAAGACGAAGACGGAGCCAGACTGGAAGGTGGTGGAACGAATGTATATGCGATACGGACCGAGGGGTGCTAACGGTCTGCCATCGCACCTGATGAAGGGAAGTAAGATGGAGGGAAGTAGGATGGATGGTTAAATAAAACCCGTCCTGAGATGGATGGTTGAAGAAGGTATGACTTAGAAGGAGTGAATTTCTCGTGGAGGCCATTCGTGGGTCAATGAAGCGGGAATGTTGGGTTCCCGGTAAGTACGGGGGGATTAGTACTCCCGGAGCTTGCTAGGACAAAGAGTACCCGGCGGCGAGGGTGGGTTCCGTATGGGGAGTAACGGACCAGTCGCGATCTCCCCAGTATGATGAAACTACGTAATTGTTGATGACGTTGATGACAGTATTATAACAAATAACTGAGAGGAGGGCTGTTATGAGGAAACACCAGGGAAAGTTGGCCGAAGGGTCTGACTTTATTTTCCATGAAGTTGTCACGATGACGCCGAAGACGGCGAAGGTCCTGTTGAAGGATAATGTTTGTAATCGACCAATTTCCTGGCGGCACGTTCGCTGGTTGACTTCTCAGATTACGGAAGGAAAGTGGCGCCTGAACTTACAACCGATTATCATGGACAGTAATGATAATCTCCAGAACGGTCAACACCGGCTTTTAGCGATAATCGAGGCGGATAAGCCGGCAGACGTGGTGGTGGCTTACGGGGGTGATCCACAGGCGTTTGATACCCTTGACACGGGGCGGTCGCGGACGGGGGCGGACGCGCTGGCAATCCTTTTTGGCCTGCACGGAGAGCAGGCGACTGCGACCTCGACGGCGGTGGGGCTTTCGGTTCGTTATGAGAACGGGCGTCTTGGCCATAACGACCGGATTGACCCGACGGATACTATCGGTTGGTTTGAGGCGAACCAGAAACTGCGAACCTCGGTGGAGTATGTGCTGTCTTTTACGAGGTCGAATCGGCCGCTTTCGGCGGCGCAAATGGCCTTCCTACATTTCCAATTTTTAAAGCGTGATGTGATAATGGCGAATAACTTTACCCGACGGTTGATGTCGGGAGTGGGTTTGGCACAAGGTGACGTGGAACTTGCGGTACGGGCGATTTTGCAACGGGACCGGAATCGGCGTATTAAAATGTCATCAATTGACAAGGTTTGTCTGGTAATTCGGGCGTGGAACTTCGTGAGGAAGGGAAAGCGCGCGGTGAATGAGCAGACTCTGAACCGACGGGAGAAGAAAATTCCGGTGATCCGGTGATGATTAAGTACGAGCAACTTAAACACTTGCGGGATGATTACGTGGGGGTCAGAACAACTGGGTATCCTGATTTGGCGGTGATGGATGAGTTGCTTGATGCTGTCCGTGATCGGGATATGGCTATAGAAGAACTGAAACGGGAGATTTACAACCTGCTGCATTTTTGTGAAGGTTCGAATTCTTATGACAGAGCAAGAGAAGAAGCTCAAAGTTTGTTGAAGAAATATGACTAACCCGGAGATGATCGTGACTTTTGGGAAATTCAAGGGTCGGATGATCGAGGAAATACCGTCGTCTTACTTGCGGTGGCTGGCGGAGAACGCGCATGAAGAAGACGTGGCCCAGGAGGCGGATGCGGAGTACGTCTACCGAACCGACCATCATGGACATTTCGAGGAATGAAACGGAAGAATCGTCCTGACCGGGTGCTCAGGCGACGAAGGATGGCGCTTGACTCTCGTCAAAGGCATTATCGAATTTGGATAAGCGAAGCATAGCATACCCATTCTGAGGAATATAAACGGAAACTTCAAGTTAAGGCGAGCAAGGCGAAGGAGGAAGTGGTCATTTTGACCGAGCGAACCAAGGGTTACGATTGATGGAAATTGAAAAGGTTGTTCTTGATATGACCCGAGAGGATTACGCGAAAGCCTATAGGGGATGGGCTCGAACGTCCCAGCGCCTGAAATTGGCGGTAAGTTACGGAGAGGATGAGAAGGAATTAGTAGGTAGTCTTCAAAAAAAGCTGTCGTGGTGGTTGATAAGATTACGTGAGACGAAGGCCCCGCTTAGAGAGGCGATTAGGGCCTACTACGGGGGAAAGTGAGATGACGATGGATTTTAAATGAGGAGGGGTGATGTTTTTTAGAGTGACTGTCCCAAAGCTTCAATTTCAAAAATCTGTGACCAAGTTGAAGAAAACAAAAAATATGGCGATGGCAAAGGCGGTGGGGTTAACGAAGATTACGCAGAACGAGCGAGGGGATTATATCCTTTGGAACCCGTCTCCGTTTCTTTTGAAAGAGATGCTCCGGATGCTAAAACTTGAATATGTGCATTTGCGGCAAGGGTCGAAGGCGAAAGCAGATACTGATTTATTTTTTAAGTATCTAGAGCGACAAACGGAGAAAGCTGCCCAGCAAGAAACTCAAAGTGTTGGATAGTCATAGCTACGTTGAGTACTTTCCAGGAAGCGCGGTCTAGATGTGGAACTCATCTGGTTTTCTCCTCCAGGTCTAGGTGAGCGATGTGGAAGGGCCGCGCTTCCTTGAGATGACTTACTGGGATGCGTTCGCTTACGGATTGCTTTGGGGTGCGGTTGGAGCGATGCTTATTGTTGTCGCGTTGAAAACTACCCCAAAATCGTTGGAATATAAATACTTGCACCTGACCGCATTCTTCGTTTCAATACTCTGGCCGGTTTTTATTATACTTGGTGTGCTAAAGTGGTTGGTAACGCCCATGACGAAAAAAGATTGACGGCGCGAACGTGATAGTGTGAGTCAAGGCGTTAGATATGTGAACGCGAGTGGACACGGTGATCCTGAGTTGCTGAAATTGCTTCGAGGATTATGGGGCTGGCTGTATTAGGAGATAAAGATGGAAGGTAGGGGTAATTTTGTAATTCAGAAGCAGTTCGCGGCGGATGGTACGGTGGAGTTTAATGTGGATCAGCGGCGAGCCGAGCATGGGGTTGGCGGGGGTCTGGAAGGGGACTTTTACGCGTCGGGAACGTTTGGTGGCGGTTCGGCGTCTTTACAGGCGTACTCAGGAAAAGTTTGGATAGATATTGGGACCCCTCTGGCGGCGGCAGGACATGAAAGACTTGGACCAGTTAACGCTCCGAAATTTAGACTCAACTTGATTGGGTCCGCGTCTCCGGATCTGGCTGTGTTTTTTTATAGCACGCAGGAGCTCAGGAAGATTACGTAAATGCCGCTTTCGGAGGGAACCTCGGATGTGGCGGTCTCTCGTAATATTAGTATTCTGGTGCGTGAAGGAAGACCTCCCAAGCAGGCGATAGCTATAGCGTTAGATAAACAGCGGGTAGCTGAAAAGAAAAAGAAGAAACGGAGGAAGAGGAAAGTGGAAAAGCACGTGTTGACGATGCGACTGGAGAAACGATCCCACACTACGGGACTGAAAGATGGACACCGACACACCTATGATGATCGACAGAAGGGATTTACGTCTTTTGATGCGGGACATCGTCATAGAGTGATTAAAACTCCCAGTGGAAATGTAATTATTGGTTTTGCGGGTGGTCACACGCACAAAGCAAATTAGTACCCCCCAGCGGCAGCCCTCCCCTGCCGCGACCCCTCAGCCCGGGTTAGTCCCAATTTAGCCCGGGCTTTTTTTATGGATGTGAAACTAAAAGAGCATTTGAATTTTGTGGTCGGGAGAGCACGGGAGACCGGTTACCTTGTTGATGTGCATGAGGCACTTAATAAACTTAGGGAGGTGGCAAAAACTTTTAAAGCCGAAGATATTGAGGAGATGTACGACCTACTGGCGATGCTAGAGGAAATGGAGGTTATGGAAGAAGAATTGCTAGCAAAGCAGTAGCTCAGTTGTGATAAGAGCAGGGGGCACTCCCCCTGTGAATCGCTTACACAAGATATTGAAGTCAAAGGACCACTGGCATTCCGGATTAACTTCTAAAGGAGATTGAAATGGGTAATTCTCTCAAGCGCGGCGCCGATCCTTATGCGGACGCCGAAGGTTCAAAGGTCCTACTGGCTCCGAGGATTCAGGGCCATATGACCGCGAGTGAACTTCAAGGTGTACTTCCAATTTCGTTCCGGGTTCCAATCGCGGGACGTGTACGACGACTGGAGGTAACTGTGCGAGTTTTGACCGCGGGTGCAGGTGCTATAGGGGTCGATGCGAACGGAGCGACTTTGGGATCGGGCATCGTGGTACCGACGACGAGCGCGGCAGGTGTTCGATTCGCGGAAGACTTCGCGGATGACGCGGCTGATGACAATTTGGTAGCTGAGGGTGACCTGATTGAGGTGACCACCGATGGGGTTCCGACAGCCGGCGAGATAAACTTTTCGGTGTCGATCGAACCGTCACCGTAAGCAGAGGAGAAAGGTGGATGGGTAATTCACTACTGCGGGGTACGCAGCCCTTTGCTGATGCGGAGCTTACGAAGGTACTCTTGGCTCCGAGGATCCATGGCCATATGACGGCCACGGAATTGCAGGGGGTGCTCCCAATCTCACACCGATCCCCGATTGCGGGACGTGTACGAAAACTTGAAATTGTGGTGCGAGTTTTGACCGCGGGTGCGGGATTGGTGGGACTTGACGCGAACGGAACGATCTTGGGGGCAAATATTGTTATCCCAACGGCGAGTCCGGCTGGCACGTTGTTTAGCGACACCTACGTGGATGACGTGGACAACTTGGTGGCTGTGGGTGACCTGTTGGAGGTGACCACTGACGGAGTTCCGACGGCGGGGGAACTGACCTATGTTATCACGATTGAACCCTCGCCGTAAGGGTGAAACGGAAATTCACGTAGTTTGATGAGAAGCAGGAGCCTAAGGGGCTCCTGTTTTTGTTGAAGAAGAAAACTCAGAGTTCTTCCCGAACTACTGAAATAAGACCGTACGTAATTGGTGACTTGACATGTCACGGGGATGTGTTATACTTAATTTAGCCTGGCCGGCTAGATAGAGAGGAAAGTCTGTCCCTTTTATTAGGAGGGCCAGGTGGGTAAGTTGTATTCCGAGCAGGGGATAACGGCGTCTGCTAACCTGGCGACGATATACCAAAGAGAAATTTTCTTTCAAGTCGATCCCGCTTCCCTCGACTACCTCCCCGACGATCATCTTTACGATAAATTTCCCAGTGGGTTTTACCTGGATCTTGATGTAAAGTCGTTACTGGGATACCTTCCTGACCTGGAAGCGGAGATATTTTTCCTGGTTTACGTGAAGAAAAAGAATCAAAAAGATGTTGGACGACTTCTAAACCTGTCCCAGCCGACAGTTTCCTATAGATTTAGGAGGGTTTTCTATAAGATGTCGTATCTCTTGACGTTGCTGACTATAGATGTGAGAGCGATTATAGATGACTTGGGGTTCTTGAAGGATTATGAAAAAGATGTGCTGTTTGACCTGTTTTTTTACACTAACCAAGAAAGAGTGGGTAAGAAACATGGAGTGAGACAATCGTCGGTGAAATGGATATTTGTGAAGACCAAAAGACGACTGACCGAACTCGAAAGGGCTGACTGTGAGAGGTGGTTTAATCATTTAGGCTTGTTTATATTACTGGAGAAGAACATGGGTATGAGGATAATGCGTTGAGTAAAGAGGGTGAGAAGCGACTAATTCCTGATCCCCACGGTATGATAGCGCGTATCAGGGCAAAATTGAACCCTCTCTGTTCCGTGCGGAACAGTAAGTACTGTGACGTGATTATTGCGATGCGGATGCAGGGTATCGCATTCATGGAGATTGAGAAATTTCTGGTTAGTGAGGGGAAACAGCACCGAATCACAGCGTCAACAGTGTGTCGCAACTTGAAGGCGACTAAGATGCAGGTGCAGCTGCCCTACGCGGAAGAGATTGCGGAGAAGTGGGGCGGGCAAATTGACTTGGACCTGACTCGGGAGATTTCGTTGCAGATTATGAACCAACGAAAGCGAATTGACCATATGCTGCGACAGGAAGAAGGAGTCCAGAAGACGAATCCGCGGTACGTGGATAAGCGGATAGCAAGGGAGATGGAGGTGTTGACTGGGTTTGTTAAGACCTTACAGGCACAGCTTAAAGACCCAATGGAAGCGGCAAAGGAGAGCGTGGCGGCGCAGGACATGCTGGAGCAGGCGGGACACGTGGATGTATCGGAAAAGGGAGCTGAGGAGCTGACCCGGATGGTGCTCGATGGGGATATAACACTGGGTGATCCGTCAGATGAAGACTTTTTATCAACTACGCACTGACGCTGCACCCCCACAAAGAGCAATAACGGGTTTGGCGGTTCCTGACTTAAAGAAAGAGATAGCGAAGCTCTGTCGGACTAACTTTCTGGTGTTCCAGAAGGTGGAGCTGGGGATGGAGATCGGGAAGCACCATAAAGAATGGGCCAACCGTCTGATCACCAAGAAAGATGTTTGTGAAATGGCGCCCAGGGACCACGGAAAGTCGATGTCGATGGCTCGGGCGTACCCTCTTTGGAGAGCCAAATACGACCCGTGGTGCGAGGATATTTATCTCCTGGGAGCTGACCTGCCATCGGCGGTGGAGAACCTTGATAAGATAAAGGAAATGCTTTATAAGTCGCCATCGTTGCACACGTTGATTCCAACCGAGCGGGCGGACGGGATGAATTCTCGAACGGAAATGATGCTGAAGAACGGGACCACGATAAGGTCAAAGGGTTACCAGTCACCCCTACGAGGACGGCATCCGCAATTGATTGTGCTTGATGACGTGTTGAACGAGAAGAATTCGTTGACGCCGAATCACCGGAGAGATGTTGCAAGTCATTTTTGGGAAGTGATTTTCCCGATGAAGGATAAAGGGCTGCCATCTACGAGAAGGAGAGGGCATTTTTCACAGATAGTGGTGGTGGGGACTGCGCAGGATCGAGAGGATCTGTACCATGAGTTGCATCGAAATGATGCGTTTATTGGGGATAAAATGGTATCGATTTTGGATGATTTTGAAGAGGAGGTGCTCTGGCCGGAAAGGTATAGTTATGCTGATTTGATGTCGATTAAGGCGGCAGCGGGGGCACTGCATTTTTCAAAAGAATACATGAACGAGCCCCTTTCGGATGATACGACTATTTTCCCACCCTCGTTGTTTGAGCCTCTTAAGGATCGGGAGATTAGTTACCAAAATGGATATACGGGGAATAACCCAGTTTATCTTGGGGTGGATTTTTCGATCCCGGGGTCGGCTGACGGAGATTGGACGGTGGTGCTCGCCGTGGAATTTGATCCATTGGAGCACCTGTACACGGTGTTAAATTATTGGCGTGCAAGGCCCGACTCAACGCAAGAACAGATTCATAAGATAGAGTTGTGGTGCGAGTTATATAAGGTTAGCGCGGGGTTCTTAGAGGACAATATATTTCAGCGGATTTACGCGGAACACTTTAGGCGTAATACGGTACTGCCGTTAGTGGGACATACGGTAACGAGCCATAAGAAAATGTCGGTGGAATATGGAATTGTCTCTTTTAGGCCGCAGTTTGAAAATGGAAGATGGCGGTTCCCATACAAGAATGCGGCCGACCAGCAGAAGACGGACTTGATTGTGACAGAATTTAATGGTATTCGTCAAAAGGATGGGAAGATTGGTAATATGAGTTACCATGATGATATAGTAATGGCGATGTGGCACGCGGCTTCAGCGTCAACAGGAACGGCTTTCCAGGCTGATTGGGGTGACTGATGCCCACGGTAACACAAAGGTTAAGGCACATTATCGGAGATGAGTTTGGCGCTGCGGTAGTGGAGCAGAACTTGGAGAAGGCAATACGGCAGGCTAAGGAATCTGCTAGACCCCCGGAGACTCAGTTTTTCGACTCACTGTCGATGTTCATGGGGACTGATTGGGTGCGGAAGAGCAGTCAGCCGCTGTCGTTCACGGATCTACGAGGTATGGCAACTAACCCGATTGTGGGATCGATTATTCAGACGCGACTGGCCCAAACTGCGTCATTTATGAATCCCCAAGAAAGTAAGTTTGAGCACGGTTTCGTGATTGAGGCTAAGGACCGGGATGATCAAAAAGACCGGAAAGGTAAGACCGAACTGACGGCATGGTTGATGGGAGCGGGGATACCGGGCTACGGGGAACTTAGTTTGGAACAACTCGCCCGGAAGATGATAAGGGATAGTCTGGTACTAGATCAGGCGACAGCGGAGATTGTCCCACGTAGGAATGGGGCACCCGCCTATTTGGTGGCGATAGACGCGGCGACGATACGCCTGCTCTTGGCGAAACTTAACCATGCGACCCCTCCGGGATCAGACGAGCTTCTGTACGTGCAGCTGATTAATGAAAAGATCGTGACGTCTTACACAAGCGAGCAGATGATATTTGGGGTGCGTAACCCACGGACGGATCTTAAAGCGGCGGGTTACGGGTTCTCCGAACTGGAAATGCTGATACGGACGGTGACCACGATCTTGAACACGGAGAGATTTAATTCGGGGCAGTTGCAGCAGGGAGGTACTCACAAGGGTATTTTTGTTCTCAGAGGCCAGGCGGATGCCACGCAGTTTGCGGCTTTCAAGCGAGATTTTAGGGAAGCCATGCGTAACGCGGGACAATACTGGCGACCCCCGGTGCTTCAAGTGTCGAAAGACTCGGAGGTGGATTGGGTGAAGTTGGATTCTAGTAACCGGGATATGGAGTATTCGTCGCTGTTTGATTTTTTGGTGAAGCAGGCTTGCGGAGTCTACCAGATCGACCCGTCGGAGATAAATTGGACGATCGGAGCAACTGGGGTGCGGACGACTTTTGAATCGACACAGGACAAGCGTCTTGCGTTTTCCCAGAGGAAAGGATTACAACCATTACTATCCTTTTTCGCGGACCTACTGAACCAATGTGTGATTAGCCGGATTGACCCTAGGTTTGCGATAAAATTTGTGGGATTGCTGGCGAACAGGCAACAGGATGGGGAAATTAGAGAACGAGAAGTCAAGAATTTTAAGACTATTAATGAACTGAGGGAAGAATTGGGGCTTGATCCGATTGATGGTGGAGATATTGTTCTTAACGAGCAATATTTGCAGTCGATCGGGGTGGGGATGGATAGAGAATCGCAGCAGATGGATCTGCGAAAGTTGCGAAGTACTATTGCTCGACAAACAGGAAAAGAATTCGATCTAGACAAGACGAATGATTCGACGAATCGCAGCGATTCTAAGAGGGGATAATGCCAATACCGGGCCAGGTGCGCCCCACACAACGTCTTCCAGACACGGTTAGGAGGGCGAAGCTGCCGTTTGATATTCTTAACGTTTTTGACGAGGAAGCGACTCGGGAGTTTGGAAGGCTCCTTAACCAAGCGTTTGCTATTATCGAGGCGGAGGTGGCGAATGATGAGGGAGATCCTGAGGCCATGGTCCTGCAGGGAGCTAACGAACCCCTTAAGCGAGCGACGGATTCAGGAGAGATTGAGGAGATCCAGGAGAGAAAATCGGTAGAGCAAGCGGTGGTGGATTACGGGAGGAGAGCACGATACGGAGCACCCACCCGACCTGGCGGGCAGCTGGCGGATAGCGAGATAGATCGGATTTTGCATATGATACCGTTTAAGAGCGGAGAATTGCGTATGGATATGCAACGAGCTCGGGTACCAATGCAAGAGCTGAGTAAGCTTAAATGGGAAAGAAAAATAATAGCGCTGGAAAGGGTGGTAGCATTGATGCCTCTTTCGAGCGTGGAGCTTAAAGAATCTCTACAAGAGGCAAAGGCGCGGACCATAAGAACGATAGAATTGAAGGGGAGCGATGACGTGACGGTGCTCGTGGGGAGCGCGGAAGTGCTGGCAGGACTGATTAATTTTGTGCCCGCATTACCAATGTTGGTGGCGAGACCGAAGGAACCGGGAATGTTGGAAATGGAGACTCAGCCAACAGTGACTCTGGATGAAATGGTGGCTCTGGGAAGATTTATCACCCGTGATTGGGTATATAGACTACCTAGCGTGTTCGAGCCGGTGGCGGAACAGGCGAGAAAATTCAGTGCTGACGATCCGGTGGGGTTTGGGCGGGCTTTCGAAGGAACGGTCTCCTATAGAGAAGAGGAGCTTAGGGAAAAAGCGGATCTTGCAGACTTGAAGAGGATGCAGTTTTGGCAGAAGCTCTATAACCGGTTTCGAAAGGACCATGGTGAGACGGAAGCTCTACGGATGGTTAGGGCTCATTCGGAGTGGAAGAAGGTAGAGCAGAGGGCTCTTAACGCTCTACGGAGGATGGAGGACGCTGAAAAAGAGGGACATGAGAAACGAGAGGCGGTGAGGGCGGCGGATAAACGGGTGGATGAGTTGGCAAAGGAAGATGGGTTGAAAGTGGTGCCGACTAACCCGATACAACTCTACATAGAAGCGAACAAGGGAGTAGGCGGGTTCCTGAAGGATGACTTGACAACGGCTTTTATATCTGATATAATACCCACTGATGTGATGGAAACGGCAACATTCGACACGTTTCCTGATGAGAGTATTAATGAAGATATGGATATAAAAATTGACAAGTTCAATGTGATTCTCCCGAAGGACACGAATAGTTTCCGTATTGAGGAGGAGTTGACACCGATTACGGCGGAGATGAACGCGACCGCGTTGGTGGTTAACTCTCAAACTTGGAAGAAGAATAGAGAAGCGAAGATGCGGGAGTTTCGCGGTAAAGAAGAGCAGGCGCGGCAAATTGCGGGAGACCTGACTTTGAATGTGGGTTCAAGTCGTGACTGTTCGAGAATTCTTTTCGAAGAGAATGGCCTGCCAGTACAGAGGATTAACAAAAAGACCGGAGTTCCGGCGTGTGACAAAGAAACTCTCCAGGTTCTCCATAATATGGGCTCTTCGTCGGCGGGAGCGATTATCGAGGCTCGTGAGGCCAAGACCCAACTTTCCCAATTAAATAAGTGGAAGCCGTTCGCGGAGGCCGGACAAGTCCAGTGTAATTGGCTACAACTCGGTACCCCGCACGGACGATACGCCTGTGAAAGCCCGAACCTACAAAACCGGATCGTGGCGATACGAGAGACGATTGAGGCACCGCAAGGAATGCAACTCCTGTCATTTGATCTTGGACAAACGGAATATGTGACATTTGCTTCGTTGTCGAAAGACCCGACTCTGACCGCAGCTTTTTTGGCGGGGAAAGATTTTCACTCTGCGATGTACGATGAACTCAGAGAGGCGGTGCCGGAGTTGGCTAATCTAAAAGACCTGGGTCGGAAAATTGGGAAGACGATTAATTTTGCTATTCTTTACCTGATGCAGGCGTTTACGCTTGCTAAGCGGTTGGGTGCGGATGTGAAGACCGCGGAGAAGATTCTTGTTAATTATAACCAGCGGGCACCGATTGCGGCTAAATATATAGTGGACTACCTGGAAAGAGCGCGCCTGAACGGGAAGGCGGAGACGGCCTTCGGCCGGGTGCGTTTGATGCCCGAGTTGAAGAGGGCGCGGGGCGCGGACCTACATAAGCAACAGAAAACGGCTTGGCACCATCATAACGCGGGAACGGCGGCCGAGTTGATGAAGATTAAGCAGATTAAAGCGTGGAAAGCGGTTCGACGAAGCTTTGACGAAGCTGATGTGAGACTTGCTTTGCAGATGCATGATGAGCTTATTTTTGTGGTGAAGGATGAACTGGTGGATTCGGTGGGACAGGCTGTTCAAGCTAGTCTTGATGAGCCGATAAAAGGTTTTATAAATTTTGTGACTGATCGTCGTGTGGGTCGAAATTGGGGACAAACATCCAAATGACGAAGGTGAAGTTTCAAGGAAATTTTACGGGAAAGGAAAAGTTCCCAGTCAGGGCGTGTCAGTTTTGTTCAGAGCCTCTGGTTGACGGGGCGATTTACGTGTTCCATCAGGGAATAGGATGTCCTTATGTGCGAGCTTTGAAATTGAATGACGAGGGAAGGTTACGGAAGATTTATTTTGAGAACAGTCAACTGGACCAGTATGTGAATTAGTTATGTCAAAGGAGAAACAGCCGAGAGTTGAATATACTGCGTGGGATCCGGGTACCATGGGGTATGGTCATCACGAGTATCAGGAGATTGATCCGGATACTATTAACCTGGAAGATTACGCGACTCGATTTGAAGGAGAGCAGCAACACACCGGAGAGGTGCGGGAGTATAATTCTGCGGATAACGAGCAATATCCGGAGAATGATGTGGATTTTCTTTGGATGACTCGAAAAGGAACGATAATCAGAACTGAAGCTGCAGGACTTGAAGGTGAATGGATGGTGGCGGATATGCCGACGGTGAAGAACCGAAAAGATATCTACGTGAGTCTTGTACGAGTGGGTCAGGAGGGTCCACCGGAAAATGTCTTAGCGTCGAGATTAGGGATAGTGGTGAATCGGAAGAACCTGTTTGAGCAGGTTAAGACGGTAATGGTGACTAAAGCAAAGGTGGGTCGTAAAGATAGGATAAGATTGACCCAGTTATAATGATCGAGTGGATAGTTAATCTGAGGCTTTGGGAGATCGCGCAGGTTAAAGCAGCGAAGGTGCTCCCGAAGTTTTCACGCAGCTTCTGGCAGGAGGTACTTAAGATATACCGTAATGCTGGGGGTAAACTTGTTGATGAAGAGCTGAGCCAAACTGAGATAGAGGAGGAACAAGATTTGTTAGAGGATTGAAATGCTCCTAAACCGAGCGACCGAGAGGCGAATAGAACGTATAATTGAGGCGCTTAGCAGTTCGTTCGCGGTGTTTTCTATAGGGAGAGAGTTGGGCCAGTCTGTTCCTCAGGCGGCCCTTTCTGCGTTGTCGTTGACCACGTCAGGTCAAATTACCTTTCTTGAACAATCATACGTAGCGGGTAAAGTCGCCAGTCTTGCGGGGACGGATGCTTTGCGAAGGATGACTGTGCGGGAACTGGAAGATTTTGTCCGGGCTTCGGCGATGACTTTGACCGAAACGGACCGAGCTAAGATATTGGGTCTTAGGGACGATATGGAACGATTAATACAAGGAAGATCGGAGGCTTGGAGGGCCCGGATACGTACTGAAATAGCGAGAACTGACCGAGAATGGAGAGCCCTGTTGGAAGGAAGAACGTTTGCGTCGGGAGCGGCGATTACGGTAGCAAGAAATGCGGTGTTGGCTAGCTTGAGAGACAGATTACGAGATCAGGCGGCGGGAATGCAGGAAGACGTGAGTAAGTTGGTGCAGACTGAAATGAACGTTTTCTTTCAAGCTGGACAGGTGGCAGATATACTGGACGATGAATTTGTGTGGAAACAGCCACGGCTGACGGCCTGTCAGTATTGTATGCGCCTGCACACGAACGTGGACGGTTCGCCGAAGAAATACCGACTGGGAGACGTGAGGGGAACGACAAATTTGGGAATGCCAGCATTGTCATGGTCTTTTACGATCGGCCCGGTGCACCCGTTTTGTTACTGCACGTTGTTTATAGAGTCGGCTAAGGCGGGACCGAAGAAAGATGCTCGACTAGCGGCAGCTCGACGGTCGCGTCTTAATAAAACGGAGGAGTTGAGAAAGGGGGTCTACGGGGAAAATGGGCATGTTTGCGACAGCCCCTATACCCTGTTTGAAAATGCGAACTGTGAAGATGGTGAACCGGATGTACATGTAATAAAAATGATTGAGTACGTAAGTAAGATATACGGAGACCGGTTTGGTTTTGATTTGTGAAGTTGTTCTTGGCACGTTAGTCTTGTCAATTAAAGGACGATAATATGTTTGCGGATACACTTCCTGACGTAAATACGGCACTAGACGGGCCAAACCATCCTCTCTGTGATGGTTTTATGACCCTTTGCAAGGTGGCTGACTCGGATGACGAGACCAAACCTTGGAAGTTTATGGGGATAGCCTCGGATTCTTCGCAGGATGTTGATGGAGATGAGATTCTGAAGAAGGCTCTTGACCTGACGTACGCGAAATCGCGGGGGTTTGTCAATTGGGATCACGGCCGTGCTCCGTCTGACCAAATAGGATTCCTGACTAAAGCTGAACTGATAGATAAGGACCAAGTGACTAAACTGGAGAAGCAGTTCGGAACACCAGTTTCCCCGACTTCAACTGTTCTGGTTGAGGGAGAGCTCTATAAATACGTGCCGAAGGCGGCGGAAGTTTTTGATATCATGAAATCCACCCCTACGGGCCAGCCAGGGCTCGGTTTGTCGTTGGACGGAGTGATGGCACGAGATGTGCAGGACGGGGATATTGTTAAGGCTTTTGTGCGAGGTATTGCGGTGACGCCGGTACCAGCACAGCCCCGGACGTTGATGCGGCTGAAAAAATCGCTGCAATCTTGGCAAGGGGTGGATAAACTGGCTATCACCCCGGAATTATCACGCACAATTGCTAATGACGTGGTAGATTTGTTAAGGAAGTCGACGAGCGATTCGACCAGGCAGTCAGGAATGTCGGATGACGAAGCTATTCTTTTCCTGCTGAGGAAGCGCCCCAAGTGGCCCTACTGGCTGGCAGAAAGAATTGTTCAGTACGCGAAGCGAAAAGGTAAGTAGGAGACTGAAATGAGCGATGAGAAGACGGAAACGGGCGCCGAATCCACCGAAAAGGAGGAGAAAAAGGAGGAGAATGGCGTTATCACTGAAGAAGACCTCCTGAAAAGCCTCAAGGGTCTTGAAGGAAAGGTCGAAGAGGAAGAGGGTGAAAAGGAAAAGAAGGTGGAAACCACGAACCTCGATAAGTCCGCGGCGGACAAGGTCAAGGAGGAAGCAAGCGAGGAGCTGAAGAAGGCCCTTGAAGTGTCTGATGTTCTCAGCGAGGTCGTGGGAATTATCGGCGTGCATGTCGACTCTTCGTTGGAAGCGATGCAGAAATCGGTGCAGGCGGCTGCCGACCGTGATCTGGCAATGATTCGAGTTCTTGAGCGTCTGTCGAAGGCGGTCGAGGCGAACACCGAGGCGGTCAAGAAGTACGGGGACGAACCTACCACAGGGAAGTCGAAGACCGCGGAAGGTGACGGTGCGAACACCGAGATACTGGAAAAAGGTGCCGACGGGGGCCAGGGGGAGAAAACCCCCGAGGAGAAAGCCGCCGCGATGAGGGGACAAATCCAAGCTGGATTGGAGTCTCTGGTCAAGTCGGCTGACAGGGGGACGCAAGAGCAGCAGCAGTTGATTAACGCGGCTGTCAAGTTCGAGTCCACCGGTCAGATTGATGACATCATGCTTCAAAAGGCGATCGGAGCCTACAAGAAGCTGTCGTCGGCGGCCTAAGCTGAAGCAAACCTCAAGAAGGAGTTAAGAGATGCCCGAAAGTTTCAACATTGAGGAAGGCTTTGGTGAAAGCTCCATGGCTGACCTCGTGGAGCTTCGTAAAGCTCTAGAGATTGGTACATCCCAACCCGTGACCGGCACCGGATTCGATGCCCTCCGGGTGGAGAGTCTGGAAGCAACCCTGAAACTGCTGACCTACAGCGCGGAACATGTGAAACTGTGGAACATGATTCCCAAGCTGGAGGCTTTTAGCACGGTTGAGGAATACAACCGACTGGTGGAGTACGGTACGGAAGCCGGTGGATTCGTCGCGTCGGGTGAGTTGCCGGAGGAAGAAGACACCACGTACGAACGCGCGGACCAGAAGGTCAAGTATATTGGCTCGACTCGGTCCGTTCATCACCCAGCAACCCTGGTTCGAACGGTACCGGCTGACCTGATTTCGCAGGAAACCCAGAATGGTGCTCTCTGGATCATGAAGAAGGCCAACCGTGGCCTTTACTACGCTGATTCGGCGGTAATCCCGTTGGAATGGAATGGTCTGCAATCGCAGCTTCTGTCAGGTGCCGGTAACGTAATCGACGCGGCCGGTGCGGGTCTCTCGGAAAGTGATGTCGAGAATGCGGCCCAACTCGTGATAGATAACTACGGGACGCCGACACAGCTATTCTCGAACCCGAAGGTGTTCGTGGATTTCGGTAAGACCTATCAAAGCTTCCAGCGATGGGCGCAGCCGGGTGGTCGAGCTGGAGTGGCAGGTACCCCGACTACGGGTTTCAACACATTGTCGGGATTGATTAACTTCCAGGCGGACACTTTCGTGCTTCGTGGAACACGTCCGACGGCGGCAGCGAGTTCGCCAAAGTCCCCGCCGGCTCCTACGCTGACCCTGGGTACACCGGGTGCAAATCCGCTTTCAAAGTTCCTGGCAGGGGACGCGGGTAACTATCGTTACGAGGTGACGGCTATCAACCGATTTGGTGAGTCGGCTCCCTCGGTGGAAACCGCAACGGTTAACATTTCGGCGGGTGAAGATCATGCTCTGGTTATCACCGATTCAGGAGGCACTTACCCGGCAACCGGTTACAAGATTTACCGGACCCCGGTGGGTGGTACGACGGCAACGGCAACCTGGATTAACCTGGCGATCGCTCGAGCGCAGTCCGGTGGAGTTTACACTTCGCCCACCACGTTCACGGATCTGAACGAGTGGCGGGAGAGCACGTTCATGGCACTCCTGTTGGACATGACGAGTCAATCGCTGTCCTTCAAGCAGCTGTCACCGATGATCAAGATGCCGCTGGCGACTATCAGCCCAGCTATTCGTTGGATGCAGCTTCTGTACGGGACGCCGATCTTGTACGCTCCGAAGAAGAACGTCCTGATCAAGAATATCGGCTCGCTCTAAGCGTACCTTCGGTAACGGAGATTAAGGCGGGGTGGTGGTAGCACCGCCCCGTTTTATTAAGGAGACTGAAATGGCCGAATTAAAGATAAGACATGAATCAGTAAAGAACGAAACTATCCGACTTCCCTGGGGTGATGCCCAATGTGACGGAGACGGTTACGTAACGAATGTGGATGATCTGGGCTGTGAGGCGAAAGACCTACTGACGAGAGCAGGTTTTATTAACGCTACCCAGTTTCCGGTGGAGGGTAGAGAAGAGGGAGCGGACCCAGTGGTGCCGGATTTAACTCCGGTGGAGATCGAGGAGCCTCTCGAGGGAGAAGGACCTCCTGATGCTGATGAGGAAAAGTCGGACGAGGATGCGGACGACGATCTGGAGGATGAAGGCTAACGAGCTTCCCGAGTTAGACGAAATAATTGATTTCGTAGACCCACCGGACAAAGAAAGGATAAAGACAGATTTCCACCAGGTTAAATGCCGGGCGATAAGGGTGGTGGAGCTGTTTCTTGACGAGCAAGTCAGAAACAGAAAAATAAAGTTAAGGATGATGGTGGGTAACGGCCAATATCGACTTCTGCACTTCCCGGTGCGGAATTTTACTATCGTGGAATTTCCAGAAGGACCCTACCAGTGCGCAGAGGAAACGGGCTTACTTTTTAGCGAGCTGCCGACTGGTAATTACACTTTGACGTACGAGGTGGGCTACCTCCCGGGGAACGTGCCGGCAATAGTGAAAGAGTTGGTCAAAGAGTTGATGCTTTATGAGTTAATAGACAAGGAAAGTTACCGAGAAAGCGTGATAAGGATGATTCAGATCGCGAGAGAGATTCGTCGGCGAAGAGATAAAGAGAGGCGGGCCTATGAAACTGCTTGAAAGATCGTACGTAAAGGACCTGTCAAATGTTGCGCGGACTGATACTTCGCAAGATTTTCTGTTGAACGCGATGATAGAACAAATATCTGAACAGGTGAAGCAGATTACCCGTCGAGAGTTTGATAAAAAGTCGAGAACGGAGTACCATCGGTCATACGATCAATTCTTTAATGACCCTGATCCGCAGTTTGTCTATCTCAACGCGCCGCCACTGGACCTGGCGGTACCCCCAACGGTAACGTGGGCGCCCTACGAGCAGCATGACACGAGTGGAATTAGTCTTGACTTGACGGCAACACCACCGGATTTTCAGATTGTGGATGAAGATGCCCTTTTGATTATTAGAGGAGCATCCGGACTTATTGCGAATTTCCCGCCGTTTTCACAGGGGGTACCGTTATTTCAGTATGCCCCGAGAGGATTTAAGGTAATTTATACCGGAGGATACACGACTAGCACGAAGTCAGGAGCGACGGCGGCGAGTGGAAATGTAGTGTTCACGGAGAACCCGGCGAGCCTGGATACCTTGACTCTTAACGTGGTGACTTGGACTTTTGTAACGGGAGCGCCGGGGGCAAACGAGACCCAAATAGGGGTAGACGTGGCGGCGACAGTGGCCCAACTGGTTCTGGATCTCAACGGGTCGGTTGTGGCGGGACTGATTGTGGCGACTTACGGGAGCGCAATGACCCTGGGGACGACGGTGGATACGTTGACGGTCACTTTTGATAATGCGGGAGAGGCAGGGAACGCTTACGTGTTAGGGTCGAGTAATGGGGCGAACGGGCCGGATTGGGTGACGTTGAGGAACGGAACTAATCAGGATGCGGATGACCCGATTGATGATTTTGGAGTGATTCAGATACCCGAAGCGTTGAAGATTATTTTGGCGCGAAAGATAGTGGATGATATTCGGGAAGGAGAGTCAAAGGCGTCACCGTTTGGTCGGGCGGTTGGATTTTTGCGTCCGTGGACCGACGAGCAGAGAATGATGCTTCGTCCGTGGACCAAGAAGGACGTTGTGTGGTGAGTATGGATTGTCTTGTGTGAGGAAGGATAGGTAAATGACAATCACTCGCACTGATAAGGGCGGCAACACCGGCACCAGTGGCTCGACCATAGTACGCACCATGCCGAGCCGTATCGCGGTGGGCGCGTCGATCATTGTCGCCACGGTTGACTCAGACGGCGGTCCCGGCCCGCCGACCAATGTCACGGTCGGTTCTCTGGAACTTACGCGAGACGTGTCGGTGTCCGCTTTAGTCTTTTCGAACGAGGACATCAACACTTCTATCTGGTCTGCGCACGAGATCGATGAGTCTTCGACGACTGTTACCGCAACGTGGGCGTCGGCTTTTGATAAGGGTGCGATCTTCGTCATCGAAGTCACCGAGATCAACCTGTTCGATAAGAGTTCAGCACTCGGGCAGGACAACACCACGACTCCGACCACCAACGCCACGCCGACCACGACGGCGGATGACGAGTTCGTCATAGCGGCGTTTGGTATCAGTGACGTGCTGGAGACCGGCCCCACGCCATCGGCGGGATTCAGCTCCGGCAGCGAGCGCGGCACGACGGGTGCAGGTGCAAACTCCAATCGATCTCTGTACGAGATTTTTCAAGTTGCAAGTGCCAAGGCGAGTTTTACGGGTGGCCTGACGTTCGTAGGCAGCGAGGAGTGCGCGGCGGTGATTGCCACGTACAAGTTCACCACGGTATCCGTGACTGACGACTGCACAATTTTGAACGATGCGGAAGACGCTGACGAGGACATAGCAGATGAGACGGTTCTTGCTATAACGGGAACGGTGTCCGATAAGGTGTTTTTCGAGGGTACTGCTTCTGTCATTTTCCAGCATAAAGGGGTTGGCCTTGGCGTGGCGGGGTTTGATCTGGCGTCTACGTTGGACGTGACGGACAAGCATTTATACTGTGCTACGTTGTCACTAGATACGGTGGAGCCGAAAGCGATTGGTGGGTGGCGTATCCGTGTATCTGGGGACGCAACGGATCTGGATACAAATTACGGCGACTGGTTTGTTGGCGGGTCTGACTCTGCGCGTATTGCCATCCGTGGGTTCCTGCTTCACGCGGTGGACTGTAACAGAGTTTTCGATGTTACTAAGGGCACCCCACCGGCGCTGACTGCTGTTGAAAGTGTCGGCGTGGCCGGGCAGTTTATCTCCTCGACTGGGCAGAACACGCACTTTCAGGACGTGATCAAGCACTGTTCCAAGCTGACCGTTAAGGGAGGCATTGCCGCCGCGCCTGGCACCACGCCTGATATCACCGCATCGGACGACACGAATGACCGGGGTATGTTCAAGGATATCAACGGCGTGTCGTACATCCTCTGTGGGCTCGACTTTGGCGACGCCACCGTCGCGCTCGACAGCTACTCCGATTCCAATAAGGACAGTGATACTGATCTCGATGACGCTGTGACCGGTGTCGGGCAGTCCATTACGGGCGACGGCACCATCCTTCGTAATATCAAGTGGTTCGTGTCCACTAGTGGCACTCCCACCGGCAACGTGGTGTCGAAGGTCTACGCGCATTCGGGGTCGTTTGGCACGACGTCCGTCCCGACAGGCGCCGCGCTCGCCACGTCGAACAACGTCGACGTGACCACTATAGGTACGACGTTCGCGCTGCATGACTTCAAGTTCGATGATGGTTTCACACTGGTGAACACGACGAATTATGTGATTACCCTGGAATTTACTGGTACGTCGTCTGATTTTATCAACGTCGGGACAGACACCTCGACGCCAGGGCACGCCGGCAACTTTTCCACGTTCGCCTCGCCGACGTGGACGGCGGTCGGCGGAACGGATGCGTGTTTCTTTGTGTCTTCCATCGAGACGGCATTTACCGACCTCGGCGAGACGTGGGTGTTCGAGGACCAGCCGGTTAGCGCTACGTTGTACACGATGACGTTTATCGGCGGGACCGGGCACAATGAGTTTACGCTGGGGCAGAAGATTGGCTCGGGTGTCACTGCAACCGGCGTCGGCGGCAATACGATCCTGGCGGCGGGCGAAGCGCCGTTCCTGATGGACAGCAGTGACGAAGACATCGCTGTGAACCTGTTCGGATCGAGCTTTCTGAACGCCGCGGTGTCGGGCGGTACGATCAAGCTGGAGTCCGCGTCGACCGAGGTACTGACGTGCCTGTTCTCCGGGTGTGGAGCCATCACCGTTCGGAACGGGGCTATCCTGCGCGGCGGCTCCACCATCGCGGCTAGCGCAGAAGTGACGGGAGGGCTCGACTTTGGTGCGACAGACCCGGCGGTCGACACCGTGCGGGATCTGAACGTAGTCAATAACACGGTTGGCATTCTGCTCGAAGGTACGGTTGACACGACCTACAACCTTCGCAATATTAAGTTTGGCGGGAATACTAACGATGTGCGCGTGGACTTTGATGCGCCCGACACTGTTACGATCAACATTCTGGATGGCGGTGACGTGCCGACCATCGATAACGTAAATAGCAGCACCGTGGTGATCGTGAATGCTGTCACGGTGCGGGTCGAGGGTGTTACTGAGGCTGCTGCGATAGTGGTTATAGCCAACGAGACCGTTGGTACTATCACCATCGGAGACGTGATTCTCACGGGGCAGGCTGACTTGACCGGGGCGCTGGAAGATACGGCGTTTAATTATGAGGGCGCTTTTAACCCTTCTGGTCTGGATGTGATTGTGCGGGCGCGAGGGTCCGGTCTACCGGCGGCAGTGATCGCGGATGACAATGGATCGTTTGTCGACGAAACAACCGTTGCTAACAATGATATCGCTAACACCATGACTCTCCTGCCGGCGTCGCCGGTGGCTAACCAAGATCGCTACTACTACGGGCACCCTGAGAAGTTCGCGGGTATTAAGTTGGATGTGACTGATGCCGCTACAGGAGCAACGATCACTTACGAATACTACAACGGGACGATCTTCACCGCGCTCTCGGGCGTCACGGACGGGACGAGCAACTACGCGAATACGGGGAGTAACAAGGTCACGTGGACCATACCAGGCGACTGGGTGACGACGACGGTCAACTCACAGGGGCCGTACTTCTACGTGCGAGGGAGCCTGACGGCTGGTACACCGGACCAGGCAAGAGGTCGTAGAGTTACTTATGATGTTACGAAGTACTTACCTTTTAACCAAGAGAATATTATTACCTCCTCGGGCTTGACAGTGAAAGCGACTTGGATCGAGGATACGATTGCAACTTTTTAGGGGCATAAATCATGACAGCGATTTCACTTCTTGGCGGCGACTTTGAACTGTTGCTCGATGACGAGAACAATCAGAAC